GCCTTTGCTTTGTTTAGCTTGCCGATCAGCTCATAATTCTTGCGCTCTAATGCTTCAACGCTTTTCTTCAGCGCTTCAACGTCGGCTGTTGGTTGTTCTTGCTCTTGAGACGTAATCTCTTCGGTCATGTGAAACCCGTAAGGCTTATTTGCCTCACCACTTTACTTTATCCGCCCAATAGGCTGCAGATGTTTTGCCTTTGGCGATGTTTTTGGCGTGTCGTGCTTTGAATGATGCACGCTTTGCCTTATCAGCTGCTGATTCACCTTTTCGGGGTGGCTTTGGCTTTGCGCCCTGCATCCCGAAACGAATCAGCTTGGGTTTGCCGGCAACCTTCACCACAACAGCGTGACTTTTGCCGCTGGGATGGCTTGGCGTTCTGATCGGCTTGTCATAGCCGTCGAACGTATGGCCTCCGCGCTTGATACTCACTTCGTCTTTGGTGCTGCTTTCAATTGTGATCGGCGCTTAAGGACTGGGTTGCCTGTTGATTCTGATTTGAGTTTGATCACTGGATCGTCAGCCGTGCCAACCCTGACGATGTTGCCGCCTCGAGGCCCTTTGATTGCTGCCCTGGCCCCGCCCATCGCGGTAACGGTCCCGTAGGTCCGTTTGCCTTGGTAGACCCAGCTGACCCGCTGCCCTCGCTTCATTTCTTACTGCCTTTTTTAGTGCCTTTTTTAGTACCTTTGGGCTTGTTGTAACCGCCGCATTTCATGCTCTTAATTGCTGCTAAATCAATTCTAGGGCTGCCCGTACCTTGCTAAGTCATGCAATAACCAGATTCACAGCCCTCTTCTTCTTCCCATCCAAACAGCCCTAATTGCTCAGGGATCACATCAACAAGATCAAGCTCTTTACGTCCGCCAATACTGCTCAGATAAACAGGATCTTTACCTAGCTCTTGCCTGCGGTCCTGCAATGCGCGCTCAAGCTTTACTGCCTCCTCGAATAGCTCATTCCGCTCACGTCGCATAGTCACCCATTGATCAGTTGTCTTAAACGGGCAGAACCAACAGCTTGATTTTGGCGGCTGTGGCAAGCCTGCATCCTTAGCAATGATCAGACAGTCAGAACGGCTGATCCCAAGTTCGATCAATGGATATGCGCTGCTGTACCCATCCGTTTCTCTGGACGGTGTTGCGCGATGTGGCTCGTCAGTGCTGATGCCTTTGCCCAGCGTGCATCCTGGCGCATTGTTTTTGATCCACTTAGCAATAGGCTTGATTTTGAATGCTTCAGTGCATTTGCGGTTTCCCGGCATTCCTCCAGGCATAAAAACAGGGATGTTGATGCTGCGTTGCTGCTCCATCAGGTCGTCGTATAGGTCACGCTGCCTGCCCTGACGATCTACCCAAGCGACATCAACCCACTTGATACCGTGCTTCTGGGCATAGGGCTTGGCCACCTCGTCTATGTAGCGGATGGTTGCGGGTGATTCAGCTTTGTTGCCAACGTTCGAAAAGATGAACGTGCGATATGGAATTTTGCCTTGTGCTGCTAAGACAAGGCAAGCGGTGGACTGAACGCCGCCACCGGACGAAAAAACATAGTCCACGGTAAGCTCCAAAACTTAAGCAAGATTACGGCTGCCCATACCTTGCCTTGAGCTGTTTCAACGTCAGCTCTGAACCATCATTCGAGACAAACTTGCGGATTGCATCCTCTGGCCCATATTTCTTCACCAGCTTGTTCCAATAAGGGATCCTGCTAGGCCCCAAAACATCGCGCTTTACGTTGTCGCCCTGCTCCTGCAACCATTCCCCATAGGACTGATTCGCCGGAACCGTCCGCGTCTTGGCGGCTTTACTCATCGGCCCTGAGATAATGCCCGGCCTGCGTATTGCGCTGGGTGGCGGTTCAGGCATCCCAAGCGCTGCATAGTCGATCTCTGGCACGGTCGTCGATCTGCAGTTATGAGTTAAAATGGAGTTAGCACAGTATGTGCCGCTCTCTGTCTCAAAGTTGTAGACATGCCCGCTAAATGGTTCCCGGCCAATCCAGCAGACCTCGACCTGATTGTATCCCTGTTCGATGATGGCGTCGGCGTTCAAGGCATCGCGAATCGATTCGGCGTCTCGCCACGTCCCATTGAGCGGATCATCTTGGAATCCGGGCGCAAGCTCCGAAACAGGAGCGAGCAGCAATTCGCCCGCATGGGTCGCGCTACGCCTGCCGAGCGCAAGGCTCTCGCTTCCGCTGCTCACGCCGCAAAGCGCGGGCGCCCTAACTCCGAAGCTGCCGGAATCAAAATGGCTGCCGCTCGTTGCCGCAAGGTTGGACCGCTTGAGGCTGAAGTCAAGCAGTGTCTTGAGCAGGCTGGGATTGACTGCGAAGATCAGTTCCCGATTGGCAAGTACAACTGCGACTTGCTCTGCAAACTCTCCCCATGGAGCACCAGCCGAAGCGTCGCCGTGGAAGTCTGGGGCGGTGGTTGGCACTTCCACGGCGAACACCGACGCCGATTCCCTGAACGCACGAAATATATCCTCAGCAGTGGCTACAGCATTGCGTTTTTGGTTATCTGCAATGGGTTTAGATGGAATAGCGTTGCGGGCGAAAACTTGATCACCAATCTTGACGCCTTGAGCAGGCTTCCATCCGGCACTTGTGAGTACAGGATGATTTGGGGTGACTCTGAGCATCTGACCGTTGGCGGTCTTGATGACATAGAGCAAGCCTTGGTAAAACCGACGGTAAACCGCCGCGATGCTGCCACTGGTCGTTACGTGAGCGTCCCCAGGTAAGCAGTTGAAATGCTGTGGGGGTATTGGCCCCTTGTCGTATTCAAACACCTGCTGATCCAATGCCCTGCAGCGTGCGGAGGTTCGTGAATCCAGCGTTGCGACGTATTTATATTTCTCGGTGATTTCGGCATTTGCCTTGTAGGTGGCCTGGCTGGTTGCATTTGCCACCTGATTAACGCTCGTCCTAACCAGCGTGTTCACCTGATGGTTGGCCACTGCTGTGAGCTGCCCCCCTGCCTGCGCTAGTTGCCGCACTGATAACGGCCCAAAATCAGCAAACTTCAAACGGCCCTTTAGGCGCCTCGCCATTTGTGGCCCTGAGTCGCCCGCTAGGAAGCCAGACTGCACAGTTTTGGTGAACAGCTCAGCTTGAGATTCAGCGATTCCCCGAAATGCTTTCGATACGGTTGAGCCATTCGGCAACGTGATCTGAGCGCCCTGCGTTGCCGTCAGCCTGAATGTTGCCGGTGATGGCCCTACGGCTTCCAGCAGGTCATCAGACAAAACATTCAAGCCAATCGAGATTGGGTCTGTCATTACGACAGCGCGAGCAAAAGCCGGATCGATCTGCAACGCTCTTACCTGATCAGCCAGCCGCTCTGGCACCATCTCCAGCAGCTGCGTCCTGATGAACTGCTCCTCAAATACGGCCAGCCCCTGCAGCTCACCTGCCAGCAGCGCGGAGCTTTCGCCAGCCCAGTTGTCGAGGCTTGCCCGTAGCTGCCTGACGATCTCCCTAAGCCGTGTCTGACGGTCAAAAGCCCGCTCATCCTCGACCAAGATTTGCAGCTCTGCGACAGCCTGCAAAATCAAACGGTTGTAAGCAATCGCGATCTGTTTGGCCTCAGCATTGCTGAACCTGTTCAGATCGACGGCATGACGATAAAACTCAGACGGGGTGCTCATCCCTGCAGGCCACCGGCAGCCGTTGCCTCAAGCTCCTCCTCAAGGTCAAAGTCATCGCCTAGCACTTCGCCAGCCTCTAGCTGGGTCAACATCGTCGATTGAGTGATGGTGCCGGCCAGATAAAGCTCAAGCAACGCCTTAATTTCGCCAGGGTCCATCCGAGCGCCCATGAAATCACGGTTGATCAATGCGCTGCCGGGTGATGCGTCGTTTAGGTAATCAGCATGAAACCGCAGGCAATTGTCAATCATGTCCTGCATATTTTGGGCGATCACCATCATCGTGGAATCGCCTTGACTGCGATCGATGCGTTTCGACTCGGCTGTTTCGGCTGAAAGCTTTTGGCCCAGCACACTGGCCAGACCTAGCTCATTGATCTGCTTTTCGATCTGATCCAGCCGCTGGAACAATGCGTTGAAGCTTGCCCCACCCGGCTCGATGTACTGCGCCGATGCGCCTTCAGGCAGTGCCATCGCTTCATTTGGCCCCGCCGTGATCTCTTCGGCTGATTGCGGAAACCCAAAAATTGCCAGCATTGGAACTGCCGCAACATGCAAGATATTGTCTAAATCTGATTGAACTTGATACGCCTTGATGTTTAATTCACCGATGTCTTCCATCGGCGGCTTTGATTGTAGATAATTAATTCGGTTGCTGTATGCAACTGCAAACGGTATTTCGGTTAGGCTTGTTGTGCCTTCCTCGAATAATGTGTAATCTTTTTTGTCATCTTGCCTGAAGATTTCATAATTGCCTGGTGTCAACACTCTGACTTGATTAACTGTTTTTTCGCCGTATTCTCCATCGGGCTCAGTTACCTGTTCTTTTAGCCTGAGTTGAACAAGCCGAGGCTTGCCGTCTTGCGTTTCAGTGCGCCAGCCCAAAATGTCCCTTGGCGTGTAGCTGCACCAATACGGCCTGCCGTTGCCATCTGTTGGTGCATCAACCAAAACGCCCACATGGCCATAGCGGATCGCCTTACGGGCTGTTTCATACACCCAGGTGTTCAGGTCATTGCCTTGCCGGTCAACATCAAATAAATCCTCACGAATGCCATCACTGATGTCGTTCAGCTTTACCGGCTTACGAGTAAGCATCCCGGCCAATAGCCGTTCAAGCCTGACGTAATACGGCTGCAGCGTGCTGCGAAGCAATCTGTTCTGATAGGCATCATCTTGCTCACGCGGCTCCTGCGGCAGGTATTTCCGCCCTTCTTTCCTGATGCCATAGGTGCCCGTTAGCAGGCATTCAATCAGCTCCCAGTGTGGTTCCTGATCGATCCATGCTTGATTCGGGTCATAGACATTCACAACCTTTGAGGTTTTAGTCCTATTCCTTGCCGTTGATTGATAGCCCAATGCTGCAGCCGCCTTTTGCTAACAGTTTAAGCCGGTTCATCTTTAATAATTTTGGCGCGGCCATTTGCATCAACTTGAATTAGCTGATGCTTTCGCGGTTCACCGTGTTTTGGCTGCAGCAAACGGCCTACAGCGGTTACGACAGGCCGGGTCATGCTGTTGCCTCTTCACCGTCTTCAGTCAGCAGCTCAGCCACTGCAAGCCCGGCAATGATGTCGTTTTTGGCTAGTTCCAACGCGCCTACAAGCTCAATCACGCTGAGCCCTTCAGTTTCTGCGATCAGGTCGTCAAGAGCGTTCAGAAATTCTTCCATGATGCTGGGGATGGGTTCGGCCCTAACTTAGCAAGAGGCATCAAAGCAGGCATGAACGGTTTAGACGTAAGCGTTACCGCAGACGATTGCGTGAGGGTGTGCTTGACCGAGGAAGGGATCACCAGCTGTTGCAACGTATCGTCGTATCACTTGGTGGAGTCGCACCGTAAGCAGCTGCGGCAGGCAAATGCAAGGAAAGCAGCGGATGCGTATGGCATTAAAAAGCCCCAGCGGCCCGACTCGCTGAGGCTGGGAACCCACTTGCAATGAAACCTGAGACCCATTAACTCAGGCAACACGCTGAGCTTAGCAGGTCAGCGGCTGCGGTCGATAAGCACTAAAAAACCCCATTCCCTGCAAGGAATGAGGTCTGGGGGATGACGGTTGCTCGAACAACCAATGAAGACAAGTATCGTAGCAGGTCAGCTCCTGCGGCGTTTAGCCATTGCCCAATGTTTCGTTAGTACAGTCTAATGCCGGTCCCACGGCCAGCCCTGCGGTGCAGTGGGTTCAGCTCACGCCAGACGAGATAGCCAGCAGCGTCATTCATGTGGTCATGGCCAGATTCTTTATCTGGCTCCTGCCGTTCGTTATATGCCTGCAGCTCTAAGCATTCGATCAGCCGTTTGCATCGTGGGTTGATCTGGATTCTGATTTCCCCTTTCCCGTTTTCCAAAGCACCTTGAAAAGCAGAAACCCGATCAGCCACCCTGGGGTTTGCTTTAGGCGATTGGTTGCTGATGCCATAACTGGCCAATATCTCCAAATCAGTTTTGGTTGCATTGGTGGAGCGGTTGCCACCTGAGGCATCGGGGTAGCCGTAAAGGGTCCGGCCTGGATACCGAGCGCACAGCTCCTGTGCCAGGGCATCAGTGTCATGTGCTTGGCTGATCTCATCGATGAAATGCAGGGCATTGCCGGCCCGAATCGCGATCACTGCATTCATATTGCCCACATTGAAATCAATGCCAATCCTCAGCGGCTCCTCAGCCAGCGGGTCATC